ACGAAATTAATACGCTTCAAGAAATAAAACAAGAAGTAATTAATCAAGAGTTAAAATTAAAAGAACTAAAAGAAAGAGAAAAATATTATTCTAATATTATTATTCCTGATTTAATGAATCAGTTGAATCTTAAAACATTAAAACTAAAAGACGGGTCAGAGATATCCGTTAAAGATGTATTTGGTGTCTCAATTATTGCAGCTAAAAAAGAAGAGGCACACGACTGGCTTCGGAAGAATGGACTGGGAGCGATTGTGAAAAATGAAATCACAGTTAAGTTCGGTCTAAACGAAGATAACAAGGCGGAGCAATACGCTTCACTTGCACGAGGACAAGGTTATGAACCCGATCGGAAAATTGCAGTTCATGCCGGAACCCTTAGAACAACTTTGCGGGACTATCATTCAAAAGGTGGTAGCATACCTGCAGAGTTGTTTACAACGTTTGAAGGAAATCAAACAGAAATAAAAACCAAAAACTAAACTACTAAACTAACAAACATTAAGGAGTAAATTATGGATAAAGAAGTAGTAAAAAAGAATAGTGCAGGATCACTTGCAACTATCAATCTCAGAGGCGACGCTGGTAAAGGCGCTGAAGAAATTAGATCGGATGATGTATCAACTCCGATTTTAAAAATTCTTCATCAGCTTTCACCTGAGTGTAATGAGAGAGATCCAAAATATGTTGATGGTGCTAAACCTGGCATGATATATGCAGCAGGCTTCACGCAACTTATTGATGGAAATGCAGGGTTAGAAGTAATTATTGCACATTCTCAAACTAGATATCCGGAATGGCAGGAGAGAGGCGATAGTGCTTCAGCTCCAGTCGGAACTCATTTAGAGATTCCAGCGGATGCTGTGGAAGAGAAGAACGGTAGGTATAGATTGCCTAATGGAAACTATGTAGAGAAAACTGCATACTTCTACGTATTAGCATTGGTCGAAGGTGAACCAAGACCAGCAGTAATTGCTATGCGATCTTCTAATCTTACACCAGCAAGAGAGTTAAACAATCTAATCAAGAATCTAAGATTCTCTGATGCAGATGGCTCTTTCAATCCAGCTGCATACTCAGCAGTTTATAATTTAAAAACTGTTGGTAAGACAGCGGGTAGTAAAAGCTGGCATGTCTACAAACCATCAAGAGTAAGAAATCTTGATGTCAGTAATAAAAAAGATGCTGATTTGTATGAAGTTGCACAACAACTTCAAAAGACAGTATCTAAAGGTGCAGCAAAACCAAAATACGATGCGCCTAAAACTACTGGAGACATTGTATAACCGAGTTCCATAAAGGGACATTGGCCAAAGGGGCGCTGAAGCTAGCGTGGAAGCGCCCTTATTAAATTATGAAAGATTTTGAAAAATATTTTAGCGGATTAAAAAGGGACTTTGGTTTCTGTAATGTTAAGAATGGATACCATGATCCTAAAACTAATAAATTAAAGTTTGATCCAGGTGATTATGGCTGGGCTAAAAGAAGTATTTCAGAAAGAGATTATGAAGATCATTTAAATGGAAAAAAATCTATAGGTTTACAAGCTTGTGATGATGAAAGCATGGCTAGTTTTGGTGCGATTGATGTCGACCCTGATGACTATGAAAAATTTGATTTACAAAAATATTTAAAAATTATTGACACAAAAAATTTACCTGTAATACCAATAGAATCTAAAAGTGGTGGACTTCATATTTACGTATTTACAAAAGAAAAAGTACCTGCATCTTTAATAAGAGAGTTCTTATCCAATTTATTATTTTTATTTGGTCTACCATCTAAGACTGAAATATTTCCAAAACAAACTGCACTTGGTAAAAATCAAAACGGAGATAGAACGTCTGGTAGTTTTATTAACCTTCCATACTTTAATGGTAATGAACGAAGAGCGTACAAACCTGATGGAAGTAAAATGGATTTAGATTATTTTTTAAAAGTAGTTGAAGCTAATTTACAAACAAAAGAAAGTTTACAAGAAGTTAGTAACAAAAAGATAAAAGAAGTATTGACTGGTGGACCGGAAGAGTTTGCTGATGGTCCTCCTTGTTTACAGATGATTTGCAAAGAGATACAGGAATCAGGGAACAAATTAAAAGACGAGAGAGATAGATTTTTATACAACTACATGGTGTTTGCTAAAAAGAAATTTAGTGAGAACTGGGAAAAGAAAGTATTAGAAGCAGCTAGAAACTATATCTTGTATGATGAGATCTGGGGTGATGGCAAAGTAGAGGAAAAGATTAAGTATTGGAAAAAAGATACTGCAGGTTTTAAATGTAATGATTTACCTATATCATCATATTGTGCGAGGGGCACATGTCTAAAAAGAAAATTTGGTATTGGTGGTCACTTTGATTCGCAGTGGCCATCAGTATCAGGTTTAATTAGAATTATGTACAAACCTGATCACGAATATTTTTTTAATGTTGAAGTAGCTGCAGATAAAATTGTGCAAGTGCATGCACGTAGTATAAAACAATTTAATGAAATGAAACAAATGCGTAGTTTAATTGCAGATCATACAACTACATATCCACCAAGTATAAAAGAAAAAGAATATCAAAATATATTAAATGGATTATGGGCAACCATGGAAACTATTCAACCACCTGCAGGTACAAACCCTATAGACATGTTGAAGAAAGAATTATTTACATATGTTAATGGACCAAAAGCGAGCTCTTACGCAGCATTCAAAAGTGGATCTGTATTACATGAGGATCAACATTTTTATTTTGTATACGATAAATTTTACGACGAATTAAAACGGGGAGATTGGAATCAAGAAAGAGCACGAACGGCAACTATGATTAAACAATATTTTAAAGGTGAGTTTGATCATCAAAAAAGATTTCCCAAAGGTGATAACGAAGAGTCGTTTCCACCATTAAGAGTTTTAAAACTTCCAAAGGAAGGTTTAGAAAAAGAAGACATACCAGAAGAAATAATAGAAATAGAAGATAAGGAGAATATAGTATGACGAAACCGCCTAGTGTTTATATATCAATGCCAACATATGACTTAATGCAAGTATCAACTTGTCTATCGTTGGTTAAATTATTTAATAAGTTTACGCTTGCAAAAATGAAAGCAGAGATAGGAACATTTAAATGTCCTTACGTAGGTTATGGAAGAAACGTATTGACTGCAATGTTTTTAGAGTCTGGTTTTGATTATCAATTATTTATAGATGCAGATATGGAATTCGAACCTGATGTTGTGGGTCGTATGTTATTAGCTCAAAAAGATGCAATTTGTGTACCATATAGAAAGAAAACACAGGACAATGTTATTAAATTTTCTGTAGAGTTTGAAGATCCAATGAATATTCAAATAGATGAAAAAGGTATCGTGGAACTAAAAGCTGGACCTGCAGGCTTAACATTAATTCATAGAAAAGTTTATGAAAAATTAATGAAAGACAATCCACATCTTAAGATAAAACAAAAAGAAATTATATCTGAAAAAGCAAACTCATATTTTTATAATTTTTGGGATACCACTTTTAGTAAAGATGGAACCTGGTGGGGCGAAGATGTTAATTTTTGTAATTTAATTAGAAAATCAGGTTTTAAATTTTATGGAGTAGTAGATGGACAAACAACACACTATGGATCATATGGCTGGACTGGATCACTCAAAGATGGGTTTAAGAAAGCCAATGGAAAAGATCAATAAAATATATGGACCACCTGGTACAGGTAAAACATTTAGATTAATTAGACGTGTAAAAGCATATGAACGTATAGGTGTGCCTTTACACAAGATAGGTTATTTTGCATTTACCAGAAAAGCAGCGGAAGAGGCACGCAAAAGAATTAATGTATCTGAAAAAGAAGTTCCATATTTTCAAACAATACATGCATTTTGCTATCATTTACTTGGATTAAATGAAGAAGATATTATGCAGCCATATCACTATGAGGACTTAGGTAAAAAATTAAATGTACGAGTTTCTTTTTCTGACAAATACAACGAAGAAGAAACACACTTCTTAACTTGCAATAACCCATATTTTCAAATGATACAAAGATCAATAAACAAAGACATAACTATTAGACAAGAGTTTGATTTAAACGAGCATGATAAAAAACAAGTTAATGACTTTGACACGTTAAATCACATTTATCAAAATTTACAAATCTACAAAGAGAAAAATAATCTTTTTGACTTTAATGATATTGTAAAATCTGTTTTAAACTTTGATAAGATACCAATATTCAAAGCTATATTTATTGATGAAGCGCAAGACTTATCACCATTGCAATGGAAACTGTATGATAAATTAAAATATCATTGTGAACAAATTTATTTAGCTGGTGATGATGATCAAGCTATCTATGCGTGGGCTGGAGCTGATGTAAAAAGATTTATTAAAGAACCTGGAAAAGAGAAAGTATTAAGAAGATCAAGACGTGTATCGAAAGCTGTGCAGGAACAGTCTGCAATAGCTGTGAGTCGTATAGCAGGCATCAGGAAACATAAACACTATTTAGCTAGAGATTATGAAGGCGAGTGTCAACACATTGCTGATTTAAATCAAGTAGATCTTACACAAGGTAAGTGGCTTATTCTTACAAGAACTAAAAGTAATCTATTAGATATTATGAAAGATTTAAAACGTAAAAATTTTTATTATCAAAGTAATAAAGGTAAAAGTTTTAAAGTGGGTATGTATGAGGCTGCAGTTGCATATACTAAATGGACAATGGGTGAAATTTTAGATGAAAAAGAAATAAGTGCAGTGAAAGAGTATATGCCTACAGGTAACTGGGATGTTAAAGTTCCATGGTATGATAAGTTTTCTGCAGATCAAAAAGAAATTTTATATTTAAGAAATTTAATTGCATCAAAAGAAAATTTAAAAGAGAAAGCAAGAATATGGTTATCAACTATTCATGCAATAAAGGGTGGTGAAGAAGACAATGTAATTTTATCTTTACATCAAGGTCGTACTGTTCAGCAAGGAATTAAATCAAGTATTGACAAACAAGATGAAGAGCATAGAGTGTGGTATGTTGGGATCACGAGAGCAAGAAATAATTTATATAAATTAAAAGCAAAAAAGAAATTAAAGGAGTATGAACTATGACAAGTAAAGATATATTTGATGATGCGTTTCCGCAAGATAAACAAATTGGAGGATCTCACTACCGATCATTTGTGATTCAACCATATGAATTTATATCAAAGAATGATCTTTCATTCTTCCAAGGAAATGTTGTGAAATATGTTTGCAGGTATTTGAATAAAAATGGCATAGAAGATCTAGAAAAGATTAAGCATTATTGTGATTTAGAAATAAAAAAATTAAGAGACATTAAAAAGAAATGATATTACCACAAACAGAATGGGTTCAACCTACAGAGTATCCAGATCTTAGATCTTACGATGAGATTGCAATTGATTTGGAAACAAGAGATCCTGATTTAAAATCTAGAGGATCAGGTGCAGTCATAGATAATGGGGAAGTTGTGGGTATAGCTGTAGCAACATATAATGATAAATGGTATTTTCCCATAGCTCACCAAGAGGGACCTAACATGAATAGAGATAAAACTCTTGAATGGTTTAAAGATATTCTTGAGTGTCCAGCTACAAAAATATTCCATAATGCTATGTATGATGTTTGTTGGATACGTAATTTAGGTTTAAAAATCAATGGTTTAGTTGTGGATACAATGATTGCATGTTCTTTATTAGATGAGAATAGATTTTCGTATACGTTAAATACTTTGTCCTGGCATTTTTTAAATGAAGGTAAAAATGAAAGAGCCTTAAACGAAGCCGCTAAGTCAAGAGGACTAGATCCAAAAGCTGACATGTGGAGATTACCTGCTCATGAAGTTGGAGCTTACGCTGAAAAAGATGCAGAGTTAACCTTTAAACTTTGGCAACATGTAAAAAAATTAATTATTGAAAATGATCTTCAAGATATTTTTAATCTAGAAACGGATCTTTTTCCTTGTCTTGTGGATATGCGTTTCTTAGGCGTTCGCGTAGATACTCAACGAGCTTACGAACTACGTAAGGAATTGATAGGACAAGAGCAATTATTATTGCAAGAAGTTCAAAAAGAAACACAACTAGATGTTCAAATATGGGCAGCAAGATCAATTGAAAAAGTTTTTCAAAAACTAAACCTGTCTTACGAACGTACAGCAAAATCTGATGAGCCTTCATTTACTAAAAATTTCCTTTCTAATCATACTCATCCTATCATACAAAAGATAGCTGAAGCAAGAAAGATTAATAAAGTAAATACAACATTTATAGACACTATATTAAAACACGAACACAAAGGTAGAATACATGCAGAGATAAATCAAATTAGATCTGATGATGGTGGAACAATCACTGGACGTTTTTCATACTCAAATCCAAACCTTCAACAAATACCTGCAAGAGATAAAGTTTTGGGTCCAATGATTAGAAGTTTGTTTATACCTGAACAAGGATGCAAGTGGGGCTGCTTTGACTACTCGCAACAGGAACCAAGACTTGTTGCACACTATGCATTACGTTATGGACTACCTTCAGTAAATACAATTGCAGATTCATACGACACTGACCCGTCGACCGACTTTCACAAAATCGTAGCAGAAATGGCTGAAATACCACGATCACAAGCTAAGGTGATCAATTTGGGTCTTTTCTATGGTATGGGTAAAGCTAAACTACAAGCAGAGTTAGGTGTATCTAAATTTAAAGCAGAGGAATTATTTGATAAATATCACTCAAGAGTTCCATTCGTAAAACAATTAATGAATGAAGTTATGAAAGCGGGAGCTAATAAAGGACAGATTAAAACTTTATTAGGTAGACGTTGTAGATTTCCTAAATACGAACCAATACTTCGTGGTAGTGACTGGGGTAAATATATTCCAGCAGAAGATGAAGAACGTATGCAGGACTTACAGAAAATGGGTGAATATTTAAAAGATGATGAAGGAGAAATATTAAAAGACAAAGATGGAAATCCTAAAAAAAATTATTGGCACAACAACCCAACTCGTAGAGCTTTTACTTATAAAGCATTAAATAAATTGATACAAGGATCAGCAGCTGACATGACCAAGAAAGCTATGTTAGAATTATATAAAGAAGGTATCACACCACACATACAGGTGCATGATGAATTAGATATATCTGTAAGTAGTGATGAAGAAGCAGCTAAAATAAAAGATGTGATGGAAAACGCAGTTGACTTAAAGATACCAAATAAAGTATACTACGAAGCGGGTCCAAATTGGGGATCCATAAAATGATTTATTATGGCTTATTTAAATGCAAACATACCCCCGACATACGCACAGATAAGGAGAGAATATTTATATGATCTTAAAAAACATCATGGAGAAGTTGAAGACTGTATTATCTTCGGTCTTAGCGCTCTTACAGGTCACCCTGTATTATTTCATGCTATTATGGAAAATGGTGCAGTATTTTATCGCTTACCAATTAGCGCGTTTATTCAACAGGGATTTGAAGTCGATAGAGTGCCCAGAAGAAGACTTGATGAATTACAGCTCTGGAATTGTTTTTCTTATTATCCTTCTGTTCATCGTTGGGATATACTAGACGGACAAGCCGGTAAGTATATCGGAAAAGATAAAAAATGGCACGCAGGTAAATACTTATTTACGGTTGACTTCGCTCATCCAGAGTCTAATATACTTGACACTGATCATTCAGAGATCCCGCACGAACACAAGTGCGCTCACATAATTGCACTAGATGATGGTAATTATGCAGCACAGCCAAACAATAGATGTATCTGGGATATCCCTTCTTTTACTGTAAAAGATGATATACCTGATTGGAAAGTGCAGACTTCTGAATGGAATGTAGAAGATAGTAGAGCTTGGCGTACAGAAGATACCGACAAGTTTTTCTATGAAATAGAGGAGAAGAAAAAATGAAGTGTGAAAATTGTGGATTAGGTTTTGTAATATCACCTATAAACGTAGACAAAGTATGTCCTCATTGTGGACATATTCATGGAGATCTATTAGTCTTAAAAGAGGAGGATAATATGTTAAAAAGAATTTGGAAAAAAATTAAAAGCTGGATTGGGTTAGTATAATTATGGAGATAGCCAGGATGAATTATAAATTTACAGCTATATTAATAATTTTATTTATTCTCCTGGCTATTTTAGGAGGACCTAGTGTCTAATAAACCATTACATATCGGAGAAGAGGCAGCCGTACAGATGCCGATGAAAACGGTAGTCTCTCTAATTATAATCGTTGCTCTCGGCACCATGGGCTATTTCAACATGGTAGAGCGTCTTAACCAGCACAGCACAAGATTAGAGTTGATGGAAAAAGATCTGACAGAAAATACAGACTTTAGAATTAAATGGCCACGTGGACAACTAGGTTCATTGCCCGCTGATTCTGAGCAGTTCATGTTAATCGAAGATCTATATAAACAAGTAGAAAAACTACAACAAAATATTGAAATGAACATGAGTAATA